TGTAGTTGGTGGCGAGGGTGATGAGACCAATGAGGATCGTGCCACTCATAAGTGAATCTCTTTGTGCAATTATAGTCATAACGAGATCATCAATAACTTGAATACCGGTAGGTTTCTTGGCGATGCGGGGGACGATGATACTTATTATGATGTAAATAGCCATCGATAATATTACAGGTCTAAGACTTTCCTGGTCTAACATCTTCTTTCTATTAGTCCACTATTTTAATTTGAGATACATCAACCTTCGCCCCAATTGAATTATTCTTCACACTATGTTTTCTGCAATAATCTCCACAGATCGCTTTGAAAGAACAAGGCTTTCCAGACATCGTCACCGCACAACAAATCTTCTTGGATGTCCTTTGCTCATTTACAAGTTCAGGGGGTTTTTCTAAAACTATTATCTTTTGTGTATCCTTTTTCTGCTGATGTTTCAGGTATCGCATCTTCATCTTCCAAGTGGCATCCGCCAAAATATAACACCTATCATCTGGTTCACTAAGACGGTACATAGTCACCGCGTTAGTGAGACATTCCTGCCAAATAGTATCACGAATAACTTCCATTTTTAGAGATACTTTTTACTTTCCATCTACTGACTTAGGTTGTCAAGCTTCACCCCCTATTTCAGCCAAATATATGTCAACATTTCCTGCAAATTCCGGACAAGATTCGGTGGTTTTTTTAGTCACCATATCTTGAACATTCAATACATGCTCCTTAAATTTCTTGACATTTATACCAGTGGCATTATGAATTTGAGACTCTGTAGCAATGTCCTTCAAAGCATATAGGTAGGCCGCAGCATAGTTGGCATGAAGCACGGCGATCACCGGAGACTTATCCTGCTGCGCCGCTGTAGCATATCGAGCCGACTGTCTGACCAACTTCTCTATGGATTGTTTCATTCCCCTAGATTTGTTTTGCATAACCAAAACCAAAATGAAGATTGCCACTATGAAGTATGTATACATCTTTCCTATTCTATCTAAAGAAATTTTATATGAAACTTAAAAGAATAAATAATTATTCATGTAATGAATGTCATTGTAGGAACCACCCTTATTATAGCCGCCACTCTTATTATTTGTAAACTATTAACTCCAGTGACGAAGCCCACCAAGAAGAAGGAACCCGTCAAGAAGAAGGAACCCGTCGATAAGAAAGAGCCTGTCAAGAAGAAAGAGCCTGTCAAGAAGAAGGAACCCGTCGATAAGAAAGAGCCTGTCAATAAGAAAGAGCCTGTCAAGAAGAAAGAACCTGTCGAGAAGAAGGAGCCCGTTAAGAAAGTCAATCCCTATTTTGCCTTCTGTAAGGAGAAACGTCCCGAGATCATCACCGCCAATCCAGAACTCAAATTCCGTGAGATTGGTAAAAAACTTGGTGAAGAGTGGGGGAAACTTTCAGACAAGGAGAAGAGTGAGTATAGAATGTGAGTTAAAGTTTAAATTGTGTATAAATATATGGAAATACCGGTGTGTGAAATTAATGAATACCTGCTTCCCCATTATGTTCAGGCATCCGAAGAACCATTAGATGAAACATTTGAGTGTAGTATATGCTGTGACTATTCAAACAAATGTATAATATCATTACCGTGTGGTCACAAATATCACGGGGAATGTTTAAACGAATGGATTGATAATAAGTGTATATCGTGTGGTGCGAAAAGATTACGCGATACTTCTACATGTCCTATGTGTAGAGAAGAAGTTAGAATTATTCCAAATTATAATTTCTGGTTTAAACTTGGTACAGAAACATGTAACCTGATCAAATGGAATGATTTCATTCGAAAAATTTTAATACACACAAAACATGTAAAAAGGTTGGATAAAATTCAAAAATATATGAAAGTTGTAGTCATAAATAATTTAGATTTTCTCTCACGCCACAGTCTAGACTGTATCGACTATGATTTTTATAATCTCGAAAACATTAAAGAACCTGTTATCGAAGAACCCAAACGTTCTTGTATACCATTCATCAAGTATAAAAGGATACTCACATTGGAAGAGAAAGTTTATATATTTAAATTTAAAATAAGACTAGAAGAATATATAGAATATTTAGAATACATTTCTAACAATATACCCAAACCCCAAATCCTTACAGATTGGTGTAAAAAAATTTACATTTTTAAAAAGAGTATATACAGATTTAGAAAGGTGTGTGAAAAGTTTGAACCTAAGTTAGAGTTTTGAATTGTAATAAGTATATCAAAATGAGTGTTTCACATTATGTAAATATCGTAAAATCCAAACTGGGTTGGAAAAGTCCTCCCCGTATTTACGGGGAAGCAGCTGAGTGTTTTGTTGAGGATAACATTTTATGTTTTCGATGTGGTTGTTTGTTAAATAAGTGCTCTCAGAACACGAAGTTGAAAGACTTTGACTGTTCCAACCCCGAATGTGGGATCTCTTATCAAGTGAAAGCAAAAAAGGGTAAACCATCGTCGTATTCTCTATATCATACTAATAATATTCTCGCGTCTGCCTACCAAACAAGGTTGAAAAGTATTCGTAATCGCGACAAGATTGACTGGTTAATAGTATACTATAACGTGGAAAATGACGCATATACTGATGTTCACTGGGCTAAATATGAGACTATACGTCCTTGTGATTTAGTACCCTCTAGAGCTTTAGGCTCGCACACACGTAACCCGAATTACGTGGGATCTAAAATCACATTATCAGATCTATCTACACAATGGTCTATATACGATGATGAAACATGTGCATGTGGTTGTGGAAATGTAAATGACGTTCAGGGTTGGGTGCAATGTGATGATTGTGATGATTGGTATTTACAAAATTGTGTTGGGCTTTCTTATAGTAGGTCTGTTATGAACCCGTGGACTTGTCAACGGTGTTGGGACATCTTATCGTAAAAAAAAGTTTGAACCTAAGTTAAAGTTTTGAATTGTAATAAATATATCAAAATGACTATCCCTCCCGAATCTTATATCACTGAACTGAAAAAATTGCCCACCCGTTTCGATGTTAAAAACTTTAAACCAATGAACCTGGAAGTGGAGGACCCATTCACCGAAGACGAGTGGTGGGATGTGAAAGTACAAAAATGCTATTACGAATGTTATGATACAGATTTTAAACAATACATTGATGAATATGAAGAATGGGAAGACATTAATAAAGTAAAAGAGGATACTGAAAATCCATACAAACAATTTAAAGCATGGGAAGGGGTTATTATAAAGGGAGGTTCCCCAGTTCCATTCAAGTTTATTCATCACTTCACGAATGATGGTGACGTGGACCTCGAGGTGGACGAAGATGTAGACTGTTTGTCCGAGTTTCTCTGTGAAAAGCTCATCTGGGAAAATGATAGTGGGGATGATGAATGAAAACCTAAGTTAGAGTTTTGAATTGTAATAAGTATATCTAAATGGAGAGCGTCCAAAAGCTCACCCACATCGAGCACATTCTCAAGAGACCTGATTCCTACGTCGGTCCAGTTGAACTTGGCACGGAACACTACTGGGTTCTCCAAGGTGATGCATTCACCAAGAAGAATCTCAAGTATTCCCCAGCTCTCTTGAAAATCTTTGATGAAATCCTCGTCAATGCGATCGACCGCAACTCCCTCCACCCCAAGGGTGTAACCTCCATCTCCGTCTCTATCGACAAGGACCAAGGCTCTGTTACGATCGAGAACAACGGACCCCTTGGTGGTATCGGTGTCCGAATGCATGAGAAGGAGGGTCTATGGAACCCTGAACTCACCTTCGGTCACCTCCTCACGAGCACCAACTACGATGACAACCAAAAGCGTGTCGTTGGTGGTCGCAACGGCTATGGTGCCAAGTTGACTAACATTTACTCATCGGATTTCTCTGTGATCATCAAGGACCATGAAGTGAAGCAGACCTATACACAGGGGTGGTCCAACAACATGACAACCTGTCACCAACCCAAGATTAAGAAGCACGCGGGTGCCACGTCATCAGTTTCCGTGACTTTCACCCCTGACTGGAAGAGATTTGGGATGTCCAAGATGGACGAGTCAATTTACCAGATTTTCCAAAAGAGGGTTTGGGATGCAAACATCTGTACGACCCCCAACTGTAAGGTGAAGTTCAATGGAGATGTTCTCCCAAAGACGTCCTTTGAAGCCTACGCAAAGATGCACGAGGGTGTTGAGAATGTGTGCTCCGTCGTATCTGACAGGTGGTCTGTATGTATCGGTCCAGCTGAGAATGGTATGGAACAGGTGTCCTTCGTAAATGGTATCTGCACGACTAAGGGTGGGAACCATGTGGATCACGTGGCATCCCTAGTGGCCAATGGAATCATCGAGGACATGGCGAAGAAGATCAAACTGAAGCCCCAACAGGTTAAGAACACGTTCAACATCTTCGTCAAGGCGACCCTCGAGAACCCAACATTCTCGAGCCAGGTCAAGTCTGAATGCACCTCAAAGTCCCAAGACTTTGGCTCAAAGTTTGATCCCCCGAAGAACTTCATCAAGAATGCCCTAAAGACTGGGATTCAAGATGAACTTCTGGCACTCTCGAAGTTTAAGGAGATGAAGGAACTCAAAAAGTCTGACGGTGCCCGGAAGTCTAAGATTACAGGGATCCCCAAGTTGGACGACGCGAACAAGGCTGGCACCGCACAGTCTGGGAAATGTACACTCATTGTGACAGAGGGTGATTCAGCGAAGACCTTGGCGGTCGCGGGTCTCTCTGTGGTTGGAAGGGACCACTACGGGGTCTTCCCCCTCCGTGGGAAGTGTAAGAATGTGAGGGATGTCTCAGTGGCTCAACTCTCATCGAACCAGGAGTTCAACGATCTCAAGAAGATTTTGGGTCTCCAACAGGGTAAGGACTACAAAGATGTGTCCGAACTCCGCTACGGGAGACTCATGATCATGACTGATGCAGATAACGATGGGTCCCACATCAAGGGTCTCATCCTAAACATGATCCACTACTTCTGGCCAAGTCTCCTCAAATTGGGGTTTGTCGTCTCTATGGTGACCCCAATCATCAAGGCAACCAAGGGTTCAGAGACTATGTCTTTTTACACTGATTCAGCTTTCCGAAACTGGTATGGTTCTGGGAAGGCTGGGTGGAAAATCAAGTACTACAAGGGTTTGGGTACCTCAACATCTGTGGAAGCGAGGGAATACTTCAAGAAGATTCAGGATCTCACAGTCAAGTTTGACATGGATGTGATGACTGACACGTCGATCGTTCTTGCGTTTGACAAGAAGATGGCTGATTCACGGAAGACCTGGCTCCTAGACAGTACAGCCAAGGAGGCTTCGGAACTTGAGGTTCCCTATGGAAATGTGAAGCAACTTGACATTACAGACTTTGTTCACAAGGATCTGGTGAACTTCAGTCTCGCAGACCTAAAGCGATCAATCGCTCATGTGGCTGATGGTCTCAAACCCTCTCAGCGGAAGGTTATGTATTCCTGTTTTCAGAAGAACCTCAAGGATGAGATGAAGGTGGCACAGTTGGCAGCCTATGTGGCTGAAAAGAGTGCCTACCACCACGGTGAAGTCTCCCTCGCGGATACGATCGTCAAGTTGGCGAACGACTATACGGGGTCCAATAACATCAACCTTCTCGAACCATGTGGTCAGTTCGGAACCAGGTTGATGGGTGGGAAGGATGCATCTCAAACGAGGTACATCTTCACCAAGTTGACCAAGGAGGCCCGGAAACTCTTCGATCCCAAGGATGATGCAGTTCTCAACTACCTCGACGATGATGGACGCCCCATCGAACCAGACTTTTACATGCCCACCTTACCTATGGTTCTGGTGAATGGAACGGAGGGTATCGGTACGGGTTTCAGTTGCTACGTACCTCCATTCAACCCCAAAGATATCAAGGAGAACATCAAGAGAACTTTGGAAGGTGAAGACCTCATCGAGATGAAACCGTGGTTTAGAGGTTTCAAGGGACGTGTCTACAAGGATGACGCCGGTCTATGGATCACAGAGGGTATTTACAGGGACACTGGTTCCAGACTCAAAGTCACTGAGCTTCCACCCGGGAGGTGGACCCAGGACTACAAGGAATACCTGGACACACTTATGGAAAAGAAGATCATCAATAGCTACACGAACAACAGCACCACGGAGGATGTGGATTTTGAGATTTTTGGCTACACTGGGAAGGACTTGGTGAAGGACCTCAAGATGAAGAAGACATTCCATACATCGAACATGCACCTCTTCCACCCGACTCGGGGCATCCACAAGTATGCGAATGCTGAAGAGATTCTCAAAGACTTTGTGGAACTCCGTTTGGAACACTACAAGAAGCGAAAAGCACACCTTGTAGATGTGTTACAGAAGAAAGCTGTGATGTGTAGCCACAAGTCGAAGTTTGTCTCCATGGTCATAGAAGGGGACCTTGTGGTGTTCAAGAAAAAGAAGAAGGACTTGGAGGCTGAGATGTCCCAGACGTTTCCGAAAATTGAGGGAAACTACGACTACCTCCTCAACATCAAGACGGTGCAGTATACCGAGGAGTCTGTGGCCTCCCTCCTCAAGGAGGCTAAAGACGCGAACGAAGATTTGGAGCGTATAATGAAAACCAGTCACCTCACAATGTGGAAAATGGATATTAAAAATATATAAACAATAGTAAGCATGGGTGAAGCCGCTAAGATTTCCCTAAAAGCTATTGGAAAGCAGGATACGTACCTACTTTCCAAAGACCCAGAAGACTCCTTCTTTAATTATACATCACCCAAACAACACTCAGAGTTTCGGAAGTACCATAGAGTTAAAGATGTTTTAAATCCTGGACAAATTGGTAATTGGCCATTCGGACAGACTATTAAAGTTCAATTTAATCCAACCAATATGGGAGACCTTTTGAGTAATATGTGGTTGAGTGTGACTATGCCGGGTATCACAGATGGCAACTACGCCGAC